CAATAATTGGCCTTGTTGAGTGCCCAAGCGCCCTGATCTTTTTGTCCAGTGAATTCTTGGTTCTGGTCTTGTAGCCATTCATCGCCGCCCACGCATTGAATGCCCGCAGGAACTGGCTCAGCGGTCTGCTTTGAATGTTTTCCAACAGCCAATCAACCTCTTCCTGTTTCCAAGGGTTAGGCGCAACGCGCCTGGCAACACTGCATTCCTTACTGCATGTCTTGCGTGTTGAAGGGCGGCCATTGCGCTTGATTTTAATATCAAACCGCGTGCCGCAAACTGCGCAAGGGCGTGTGTACTGGGTGAGCTTCACAGTTGATTGATGGTAATTAACGCTCCAGGTAGCTCGCCTTTACCGGCGTAAACCTTGCAGCAGATCAAATTAACGACCTGCGAATCATCTTTGATCAGCACGCCTGTAATGCCGTCAAGCGTTGACCTGCACAGCTTGTCAAGGTCTGGCCTAGTTGGCTTGTAAAAAGGTGCGTCCTTTTTAAGTTCTCCTTTTGTGTTGTAGTGAGAAACTAAACGATTGAAAATAAATGTGATCTGAACAAAAACCGGCGTGGTGATCATCGGTTCGCCCGTTGCTAGGGCGGCTTGACTCACCGCATAGCGCCACGGTTTAACGCGAGCGCATGATTCACGCATGATCCCGTTGCCCACATGAGTTTTGCTGCCTTGTGGCGCCGGTTCAATCCCTTGAACAGCAAACTTCATTTCGTATGAGTCAGGCAACGATTCAGGTGCTCAACTGGCGTGCTCAACGTAATGCCGACCACATCAGGGCGCTTGGACAGCAACCCAAAAAGAAAGCGTGTTTGCCAAGTCAAGTTATGAGGGTTGGCCATGGGAGCGAATCAAGCAGTTTTCAAGGTGGATTTTTTCGCGTGCCGATTGGTAGTACAAGCTGCGTGCCTCTTCCTTCGGGTCAACGGTCAGCAGGTAGCTAGTCAGCTCGGCGACAGCATCGGTGTATTGCTCTGGATCCCATAGGTCGTATTTAGCCAAGATGGCCTCGATCTGATCGTCTATGGGAGAGCCAGCCATTAGAACTCTGCCTTTGGCAGCGTCACTCTCCAGTATTCTGTTTCCTTCTTAGTGGCGATGCCTTCAAACTGCTCTAGCTGCTGCAGTTCCTTGACGGCATTGCTGTACTGCCAACTTGTGCGGGTGCAGCGCGATACCTTGACGCCGTGAGCACTGAGGTTGCCTTCATCGTCTTTGATGTCGTCTAGGTCGCCTGTGGTGTACATCAGGGCTAGGTCATCCATGAGGCGATCAAGGATTTCCTGATGACGTGCGATTTCCTTTTTGGTGCTGGCGATGACGCCGAGCAGACTGGTGGGGTTCGTCATGGCAAAAAAAAAGAAAAGCCCCAGAAGGGGCTAGTAATCAGAACAGGAGGCCGAGGCAGAAGCTGACGGCTGCAATCCACAGCGCAACGGTGACCTGTTCTTTGGATTCGTTCACCTGTTTTTCCAGTGCGGTGGTGGCGCCGGCCTGCTCGGTGATCAACTCAAGGAGTTGTGCCTTGGTGGCGCGGTTGAGGTTGGTCATTGTGTTTTGTGCGTGGTTGAGGCATCGCTGCCTGCAAGGAGTATACCCCAGAATGCAGGGCCCTGCAACCCCTATGTCATGCAGTAGCCAGATTCGCAGCCGTCTTGTTCGTCGATCCACTCAGGGAACAGCCCAAGCTGATCCGGTATGGCATCTTCAAGCATTAGTTGCTTGCGTGCTCCGACCCCACTGATGTAAACGGCATCCTTGCCAAGATCAACACGCTTGCCGTTCAAGTGCTTTTCAAGCTGGCAAACCTGATCGAATAGTTCAGGCTTTTCTCGTTTCATCGTGATCCACTGATCTGTTGTCTTGTACGGACAAAACCAACAGCTTGACTTTGGGGGTTGCGGCAAGCCAGCTTCACGCACGATGCGCAAACAGTCAGCACGGCTTATGCCAAGTTCAATCAATGGATAAGCACTGATGTACCCGTCGTTTTCACGCGATGGGGTTGCCCTATGTGGCTCATCCGTGCTGATGCCTTTGCCTAAAACGCAATCAGGGGCATGGGCTTTGATCCATCTAGCGATGGGCTTGATCTTGAACTCAACAGTGCAGTTTCTGTTGCCAGGTGCGCCATTGCTCATTCTCACTGGAATGTTGATCGAACGAATCGGGCGGTATAGATCGTCAAGTAAATCAACCTTTTCGCCGTTTCGGCGTGTCCGCTGAATATCAATCCATTCAATATCGTTTGCGGCGGCGTAAGGTTTTAGGACTTGAGCCACATATTTAATCGTGTCTGGTGACTCGGCTTTGTCTCCGACGTTTGCAAATATAAAAGTTTTGTACGGAATTTTGTCTTGAACCGCTAAGACCAAACAGGCCGTTGATTGAACGCCACCGCCACAGGAGAATACATATTTCATTTCAAAACTCCGGCGCGTTCAGCATCAGAAACGCATCCCTGGCGCCCTGCCACTCGATCACTGCTGCGCCCACGTCAACCTTCTGCAGTGTTGTGCCGCCAGGCCGAGACCACAGCACACCAGCCTTCTGTACGTACAGCTTTGGCCAGTGCAGGCTCAACATCCCCAAGTACCCGCCAAGCTGCGGGCTCACGTCATACGGACTGGCATCAGGTTTGCCCTGTGTCTTTAGGTCAACCAACACCAGTTGCTGGTGATCATCCTTACGGCGCAGCAGGCAGTCAAAGCTTCCGGCAATCTGCCGTTCAACATCCGCCAGCCTGTATTCACACGCGATGGCCTCATAGGTCTGCCAAATGGAATGCTCCAGTAATGGTTCAATCCATTCGGCGTATTCAGAAGGCCATTCGCCCGGATCACCAGTCGTCAGAAAGTTCTCCAGCGCCTTGTGTACTGCCTTCCCACGGGGTTCCCAGATATGTTTGGTCTCCATGATCCGCTTCATTGCCCACGCATCCTTCGTGCCTTTGCACACCTGCGTTACTGAGTGATTCAGCCATTGCCCCGTCGGTTCCCAGCAATAACGATGGGCCTCCTCGTTGAACAGGATCGGGAGGGGCGGGAGCCAGCGCGAAGTCTCTGGGGTCTGTGACTTGGACGCGCTCTGTTGGTGTGGGCTCATCTCTGAGAAGGTTGCGGTATGTAGGCGGTGTGAAGCCCGGAATGCGCTTGGCATCCTCCATTGTGATGACCCAGCCCGGTGATGGGTTGTCAAGATCCTGAAGCGTCCAATGTTTTGCTTCAATGCCACGCCTAAGCAGGCGGCGGACTTCAGTTAGATCAAAAGCCAGCTTCATCAGATTTCCCGCCACAGGCGCTCACGATCCGCCTTGTCACGTTCTGACGCTGCCATGGGATGCACGACGTACCGCGCTGCGAGCGGGCTTTTGGGGTCATCAGCACCCACGTTCGGGCAGAAGGTCATGTACAGGCCCTGATCGTCGTATTTGCCCATAGGGTGCCCGTAACAGGCATCAGGCGGTGCTGTGCGGGTCGTGGTGACGCTGTAGCTGACCTGCTTGGTTTTGGCGTCGGCGGTCTGCCAGACGTACTTGCCCTTGTTTTCTGGTGCGTACAGTTTCATTGTGAGTCTTAAACGGGATTAGCGATCTCGAAGTTTTGGATTGATCAGCCTGCGCTCTGCTGATGCACGGGGCGAACGGGCTGACCATTGACGATCAGATGCCTCCTGCCTGCGCAGCCATTGAGCTGTTGTTTGCCCGTCCTTAGGGCCGCTACGCGGTAGCCGCGTGATCTTGGGTTGGTCGTTGGTTTCCATGATCAGTCGTCGTAAACCCAGCAGCGGTTGCCCTCGTCCCAATACTTCCCGCCGCTCTGGCGCTTGTGCTCTTCGAGGTACACCTCGTACTTGCCATCTCGCAGCCACCGAAACAGGTCAGGAAGGCTGCCCACAAACTCCCCGGCACCCATCTTCCGCTTCTGCTCCTCAATCGCCCTTCTAGCGGCTTCTAGGAGGGTCTCAGGGCCTTCAAGGGCAACGATGGCCCTCCATTCGTCAAACGCCTTCGGTTTCGTCTGAGATGAGACACGATCAGGCGCAGATTGATACAGCTTCCAGAACTGCTCGAACTCGGGCGAATAGCTAGCTTTTTTGCGCTTTTTGCTAGCGGTTGCAACTTCTTCGGAATTTTCCTTAACTTTTTCCGACCGTTCTATATTATTTAGATTATAAGATTCTTTATTAGTAATACTATAAGAAGAATTAGAGGCTTCGCTCCCTGTCGGTCGCTCCGCCAGCGTAACGTCCCTGTCAACCCCTAGCTCGATCAAATAGGCGCAAAAGCCAGTCAGGGTCATGGTTCTGGGCTTGTAACGCTCCAAGTCACAAATCAAATCCTCTGGTAACCGCAGGAAAATGGCCTTTGACATTGCTTGCTGTTTTTTGCTTGGTGAAAGGAAAGCTTGCAAAGACTAGCCAAATTTTGCAGGCTGGCAAGTGCTCTGCAGCACATTCCTAAAAGTCTTCAGAATCGGTTTTCCACAGCCTCATCCGTCTCATCCGCGTCTCATCCGCGCCATTCTCTCCTTTTTGGCTTATCCTTTATTCATTCGTTTTTCTGCAACATTGGCGCGTTCAACCGCTGCCGAAGTCAACTTCCGTGTTGACACTATTTACGGTCTTTTGACCGAAGGACAATCGCGTGGTCAAATTGTTCAATTCGGATCGAAACAATGGAATATCACTCCGCGTCAAGTTGATGAATACATTCAACGCGCCAGAATTCGCCTAGAAGAAGATGCAGCCATGACCCGGCCTTCTTGGATCGCTGAAGCCCTAGGTCGTGCTCGCACCTACGAACAGTCCGCCTACAAACGCGGTCAAACGCAGGTCGCACTCAATGCCATCCAGCTCCAAGCCAAATTGATCGGCCTTGAAATTTGAGCCTGCTCGCCAATGCCCCTGGTGGCTTCCTGCTTGAGCCGCCCGTCCCGGCAGACCTTCAAGATCAAAAGGACTGGCTGCCATTCGCTGAGCAGCTCTACCAAGGGTTGACCGGCCCGCAGCGTCAGGTCTGGGATGCACCCGAGCGCTTCAAGCTGTTGTGCTCTGGCCGTCGCTTTGGTAAGACCTACCTCTGCATCAGCCGCCTTGTCGCGTGGGCCATTGAGCACCCCGGCAGCCTGAACTGGTACGTCACGCAAACCTATAAATCGGCAAAACAAATTGCATGGCGTCAGCTTCGTGCCATGGTGCCGCCTGAAATGTTTGCCAGAAAAAATGAATCTGAACTGTCCGTTGAATTAAGTAACGGCAGTGTGATCGCACTCAAAGGTGCCGAATCTGCCGATGCCCTCCGTGGTGTGTCGCTCAGCAGCCTGATCGTTGACGAAGCCGCTTACGTCAAGCAGGAAGCATGGGAAATGGTGCTGCGCCCTGCCCTGTCTGATCAAGGTGGTCCCGCATGGTTCATCACCACACCTGCTGGCTTGAACTGGTTTCACGATCTCTGGGAACAGGCACAGGATCAGCCGGACTGGTCAACCTTCAGTTACACCACAATTCAAGGTGGCAACGTCCCTGAGGATGAGGTTGAGGCTGCGCGCCGCACGCTCGACGACCGCACCTTCCGCCAGGAATACCTTGCCAGCTTTGAAACCCTTTCTGGCCGTGTTTACCCCGATTTCAGCGACGAAAACATTTCCGATACCGTCCGTGATACCGGCGGCCCAATTCTTTGGGGTACTGACTTCAACGTGAGCGTGCTGGCCGGTGTTCTTGGTAGCCGCGTTGGCGACACACTTCATATATGGGATGAGGTGTCCGTGACGCAAACCAACACCGACGAGGTGTGCGCAATGCTGCGTGAGCGGTTCAGGGATCGCAAGCTGATCGCATACCCGGATCCAACCGGTAGTGCCCGCAAGACTTCATCGGCTGGCCGCACGGACCATGAAATCATCCGCCAGTACGGATTCGGCTGCGTCAGTCCTAAAGCGCCCTGGGCCGTGAAGGACAAGATCAACGCCACCAACAGCCTGATTCGTAACGCCAATGGCCAAATCCGCCTGTTCGTTCATCCGCGTTGCAAGAACACGATCAAGGCGCTGCGCAACGTGACGTACAAGCAGGGTGCTGACGATTACGTGATCGACAAGTCGGCTGGGATCGAGCATTGGACCGATGGGCTGGGGTATCTGGTCATGTCGGAGTACAACCCGCTGTACGCGAACGCCGGCAAGAGCACGGGTATTCGCCTGTATTGACAATTTATGAAGTGACCACTGGGGTGCTTGCCAGATGGCAGGGGTATACCCCATAATTAAGGGACAGGGGGCGACCCCACCACTCCCGGCACGGCGCCGGCTCTTCAAATGTTGATTCTCTCCGAAACCGGCACTCCCTTCACCGAGGCTCAGCTTGACGCAGCCTTCAAAAAGGTTGCTGATCCCGCCGACTGGCGCAATCCCATCAATTACGCGGTGGTTGATCGTGACGAAGTGCACGTCACTGTCTGCGCAATTCAGTACTACACCGCTGCTCCGGTGCAGGTGAAGGATCTGCAGTGGAACGACGAGTTCATGATCTTCTCCCCCGGCTACCGTCTCGGCCCTGCCGGTTGCTGATCACTCGGCCCCTTCGGGGGCCTTTTCTTATGACACAACAACACCCCATCACCCCACCGCCCGAGCTGGTAGAAAAGTGGCTAGGGCTTTGGCCTCAGGACGCCTTACTGGCAGCCGCTCAATGGGGCGCAGACCAAGAACTGGAAGCGTGCTGTGCGCTGATGGAACTGTCGGACAGCAATGCACGCGATTTTCTGCAGTCTGCTCGCCGTCCCCAGCTTTTGAGCTTGAAAGAGCAGGCGCTGGCGCTAATCGACCGGTGTAACGATCCAGACAACGACCATTTAGACGACGACGCCTTGGTTCTGATCCGCCGCGCACTGGAGCAGCTCGATGACTGACTACAAAGCAACCCCCGAACAGTGGGCACATTGTGAAGACTGGGCTAGAAGTTCCGTTGTGGGTGCCAGTAATGCTTGCATCCTTGAACTCCGCGCCAGGGTCGAGACACTGGAAGCTGCGGCTCACAAGCACATCGTCGAAACCAGCGACAACATCTTGAAATTGGCCAGTCGGATCGAATCACTGGAATCCGCCGAACGTGAAGCATCAAAGGTTTACCAAATTAGTAAACCGCTAAAACTCACTTCAAAACAACAAGATCAGTTAAACGCATTGCTGCGGCCCAACTCCAGCCCCACCCCTAATTCTTCTCAAAGTGGTAGGTCACTGGTGAAGCGCGTGGCACTTGCCATTAGCGGGATTGAGTACGGCTCGGAAACGGATGAGGAAGCCGTCAACTGGTCACCTGAAGCCCGCGCCGCGATTCGCGAGGTGGCAATGTGGATGCGTGAGAACGAAGTCGGCTATACAGCCGCTCGCTGGCTGGAGCAGGAGGCAAATCAATGACTGACTACAAGTTTGTGCCACTGAACACGATGGAGAATCGCCTTGGCGATGCTTTGGGCTTGGCAATCAGCATGATCCGCAAGCCTGAGACTATCGACAACAAGGCCATGGCTCAGATTGAGACCCCGTTTAAGGAGTGGTGCGATGGTCTCATTGATGGAGGACTGCTCAATGACTAAACTTTCACTCGCCGCAGAAGCAGTTTTGGATGCCTATATGAATAACTGTGGCTGGCTCGATGGTCCGTTTGAAAAAGATTATCGCTGTGCTGCCGCCGTTCTTCGTGCTGCTGCGGATCAGGTGGTGCCAGCGCCACATCTTCCCTATGACTCTTGCTGTGATGTAAACGCATCAGCAATACGCGCCGAACTTTTGGCCATTGCTATTGAACTTGAAGCCCAGTAGTCACCTTCGTTAATAGGGGTAGCCGGTGGTGGGTCCTCACGCG